CTCACCGTTGAACTCCTGAATCGGTTTCCATTGTTCCTGTTCCATTGTCTTGTGGTTGTTTGGTGAATCGTTTGAGCAGGTTGTCCTTCCAACGCTCATGTCTCTGCTCGGCCCTGGCTTTCACTGCCTCCTTGCTATGGCTCCGCTCCTCCTTGTGTATCTCCGCATGACAGGCATCGCAGACGCTCACAAGGTTCTCCCACATGAATGCCCACTTGCGCATCTCAGCCTTCGATGTCGAGTCCTCGATGGGGTGGCGGTGATGCACCGCGTGGGCACTGGTGACGATTCCCTCACGCTCGCACACCTCGCACAGCGGATTGGCCCTCAGCTTCAGGATGCGCAACTCCCGCCACTCGCGGCTGTTGTATATCTCCGCCTTGTCCTTCTGCTGCTTGGTGTTACGGCATCGCCATGATGTCGGTAGTTTCTTCTGTGTCATATCGTTTCCTCCATCCATTGCCGCATGAGGTCGGTCATGTCGTCGTGGCTGATGGGCAGCTGGCGATGGAAGCCCTCGCTGTCGGTCGTAGTGATCAGCCACATGTGACGGGTCTTGCGGTCTCTCTTTAGTTCTACCATTCTTGTCCGAAAGGTTTGAATCCCATTTCCTTCTCCATATCGTCGGCTTCATCTGCCTTGGCTTGCTCTTCGAGGTTCTTCATGTACTCGTCAGCCTTTTCGCCATATGGTCTTTCGTCCGGCATGTCAGTAGTTGTTGCATCTTCATCCGTGAACACGATGCGCTGCTGGCGCATGGCCTCGCCGTCGGGAGTGCGATGGTGCTTGGCCTTGGTGCGCTTGCCGTACTCGATGCGTCGGCCACTCTCTGAGAACTGGGCTTCGCCTTGCATCTGTATGCGGTCATCCTCTTCGCGGAGTTCCTTGCTCTGTCGCTCTATCAGGTCGAGCAATACATCACTCAGATTGTTGCACTTCATCATACCTCCGACAAGTCGCAGCCGTCGGTAGATGCCGTGCATGGTCACTTCGCAGACTCGCTCCAGTATGTCGTCGGTGCATTCGGTCATTCGAGCCTCGCCCATCCACGGCTTGTCTATCATCACCGCTCCGAAGCCCCGCTTGTCCTTCTGCTGAAGGATGAGCACCACCTGCGCCACGTCGAGGTCGTTGGGGTTGGCGAGGTTGAATGCCTTCGCCCACGAAGCATCGGTCTCCATCATGGTCATCACCTTGCGGATGCGCGGGTCCAGTTCATGCTGTGGTGCTGCCGCCCGTGCCATTGTATATGCAAACATCTGGAACATCTGATAGCTGTTCACACCGATGGTCTCGCAAATCTTGTCGAGCACCGCTGCCTGGTCTGGGCTGACCTTCACGGAATAGACTACATGTTTGTCATCTTTCTGCTTTGTGCTCATAATTACTAAAATAATGTTAGTTGTCGTTGTTCGTTGTCGATGCGCTTGCAAGCCTTGTCGAAGTATTCCTTGTTCAGCTCAAAGCCGATGAAGTGGCGTTTCTCCTTGATGCAAGCGATGGCGGTCGTTCCGCTGCCCATACAGTTGTCGAGCACCGTGTCGCCCTCGTTGGTGTAGGTCAGAACGAGGTAGCGGAGCAGGTCAACGGGCTTTTGGGTGGGGTGGAGAGTATTACGTTCAACAACTCCGAACTCAATGCACTGCTTTGGATAGCGGATGCCTGGGTTATCGTTGCGAGTACCAGGCCCGCTTGCAAACTTGCCGTATGTCGTTTCGCCTGCCTCTGACGTAAAGTAAGCCTTTCCTGACTTATTGCCGAATGGCTCACCCTTGGTATATTGCGGATTGTATGTTGATTGCTGACGATAGAACACACTGATAACCTCGACATCACGCATCGGCTGTTTTGCGGCGTTCAGATGCCCTGTGCCTTTTGGCTTCCTCCAATACCAATCGTATTTGAACTCATCAACATTGCTCAATCGGAGTGAACTGCTGAATGGTTCGGCACCGAATAGAACGATAGCCGCATTTGGCTTTGTTATACGATGGTATTCTGCCCATAACTTGTCGAATGATATCACACTATCCCACGGGCATTGTGTTGTCCCATACGGCAAATCGCAAATCACTGCATCGACTGAGCCGTCGGGAATGGCTTTCATCCCCTCCAGGCAGTCCATGTTGTAGATGCGGTCAAGTTCAATGCTCATAGTGTTTAACCTTGCTTTCGGCTTTTGTTAAAGTTGTATCGTTGTCTCAGTATCTCCCGCCACATCCGCACCCGTGGGTCTTGCAACTCTATCGGGTCGAGGAATGGCTCGTCGGAGTTCCAAATCTCGGTGATGATGTCGCCTATCCTGACAGGCTCTGAAGAATCATGGGGACAGGTCGCGTGATTCTTTTGCGAAGAATCATGGACCTGTCCCCTTGATTCTTCCCTCGGCCCTTCACCTGTCCGCATCATGCGGATGGCGATGTCGGCAATGTCGGCCTTGTCGCCGTCCTCCTCGCGCCAACAGGTATCGAAGAAGTGTGTATATACTCGGCAATGGTCGTAGCCCAGTTTGTCGCACACCTCCTGCCAGTCGTTGCGCCCGTCCTTGTCGGGCCACAGCCAGATGGTGCGCCCTTGGTCGATGAGCGGCTGGAGACTGTCGAGTTGCAAGTGCTTCAGACCGCCGCAAGCCATCCATATTTGACTGTCGAAGTCACCGTAGTAGTTCGCCATGATGATGGCCGTCTTCTCTGACTCTACGATGTTCACCACAGCCTTCGGGTAGCGGTTCAGCAGATGGGAGCCAAAGAGCGGCTTGATGATTTCGTGATGCTCGGGGTCGAGCTGTTGGCGACATCCATCCTGATTGTATATCCAACCGGGGTGCATCGTCTTGTCGCGGTGGCCGTCGGGCAGATACTTCATCAGTTTGGCGGCACGCGGTATGCCGTTGTGGTCTATCTGCCAGAACACCACGCGGCCGTCTCGCCAACCGCCTACGCAGTACATCCACAATGTCTTCTGGAGTCGTGCCCGCTGCTCATCGTCCCACGGAAGCCGTTGCAACCAATAGATAAATAATATCAGCTGCTCTTGGGCTATCGTCATAGTCCTGGCGACATATGCTCTCGGTATCTCCAGCACCGGCAGTGGCGCGGGTTTCGGTCGTGGTGGTGGCGGCGTGTAGTTCAGCGGTATGTCATCGACTGGCTCGTTGTACTTCTTTCCCAGCCAACGGATAGCATCAGGAAAACTGAGCCGTTCGTGTGCCATGAGGAACTGAACGGGGCCACCCTTCGCGTCGCAGACGAAGCAGCGGTAACTGTTGCGCCCAGGCCTGTCGTATGATAGCGTCGAAGGCCTCACGATGAAGTTGCCGTCGTTCTTATCGTCATGGAACGGGCACAGTCCTGTGAGGTTCATGCCCGCCTTGCGGAGGATCACGCCGCAGTCGCTCACCACGTCCTCAATCCGTGCAATGTCCTGTACGCGCTTAACGATGTCGTCGGGTATCTTTGGCATAGGTCTGAAAAAGGGTTTATACTATAAAGGGTGTCAATCGATATACTATAAAGGGTCGCACCCTTTTTACTATAAAGGGTCGGAAACGATTATCTGTAAAACCATAACGCGCGCGCGTCGCGTGTGGGACGCTTGCCCCTTGCCCCAGCCCGCCTCCCCTGCGGGTAGGGGGCATGGTGCATGCGGCACACGACGTGAGGGCTTGCCCTTGGTTTAACCCCTCCTACACCTTTAGGTGTAGAGGGTGCGTGGTTTAACTCAGAATGGCAGTTGCTCGTTAGGGGTCAGCATGTAGTAGCCGCCACTCTTCAGCGTGCTCTCCACAAGCATTCCTGTGTTGATAGCCACCATGAGGTCGGCCTGCTGCCTTCCGTCGTTCTTCACGCCTCCGACTTCGCCGAACACCAGTTGCTTCACTGACTTGCGGCTCATCGGCCATTCGTAGCGGCTGGCGGCTTCGGCTATCCACTTGCGGATGTCGTCTTCGCTGTCGTACTCAATGGGTTTTGACTTGCTTCCGCCTCCGTTGCCTATAATCTTCGGGATGCCGAGGTTGCCGGCATCGTCGGTGATTTCAAACTTCCAGTCTTCGAGGTCTTTGCCGCGTGCGTCCACCTGCTTCACGGTGAATGTCACACCCCCAGCCCGTTTCTCCTTGATACTTACCAGCGTGTCGCTCACCTTGTTGCCCAGCTCCGTGCCCGTCCAACCGCGCATTTTCGCGTCCTCGCCGTCGCTGTTGGCCTTCGGGTTCTGGTGCAGCGCGTTCCAGATGCACATGTGCCGCTCTTCAGCCGTCGAACTCAGGTAGTCGAGTGTCAGCGTGGCGGTCTCCTCATCGTTGATGGATTGCAACAGGTCGCGCAGTCCGTCGATGAACACGATGTCTGGTTCCAGCACGTCGATGGCCGTCTTGATCAGCTCGAAGCGTTGCTTGTAGGCAGGCATCTTGTCGTTCTTCGGCATCGTCTTCAGCCACAGGGTATTGAATCGGTCAATCGGCTGGCGCATATCGTAGCCGCACAGCCAATGCACTCGCCTGAGCACCTTCGCCGTGTTCAGTTTCTCCATCTCGGTATCGACATAGAGCACTCGCGGATCGTGGCCCAGGTAGTCAATCGTGCGCTCCGGCACCGTCAGCCCTGGCAGATAGGTGGGCACCCGTGTACGTTGCGGGTCGCCTTGCAGCACGGCGGCCATGAGCATCGTGAAGACAAACGACTTTCCGTTTTTCTTCTGTCCGCTCATAGCCTGTATGCCGCCGATGGTCGAGAACGGCACACCGTTGAACTCCAGCATGTAGTATGGTTCCGGGTAGTCCTCTCGCGGGTCGAGCAGGTAGGGCCTCAGTATCTCCAGCTGCTGTCGCCGCTTGTCGGCTTCCGTCGGCTCGCCCGGCAGGGGTATTTTGTTGTTCGTTTCGCTCATAGTTCACTTTTCATATTGGCCACGATGGATTCGTAGAGTGACTGCGCCGCTTCCTCACTTTCGCAGTCGAAGGTGAATGGCGTTGGGTGCTGAGTGTAGATAGCCACGCATTTCGCGTCGTTGTCGGGTATATCGACGGCCACGATGTCGTGTACGCGGATGGCCACGTTGCCGTTGGTGAATATTCTTGCCATAGTTACTTGATGAGGTGTAAAAGTGAGGGCGTGGACCGCCAAGTTACCAGTCCCGCTTCTTATCTGGATTCGCCCTCGGTGTTTATTCGTCGCGCATGATGGTGAAGCCGTCCGCGATGCAATTACGCTCGAATATTTCGCTGCGCTCGGTTTTGTCGTCGAAATAGATGACGTATCTGCCCGGCTGACCCTCGGAGCAGTCCATGTCGAGCAGGTAGCCGCGCTTCAGGGCGTTGCATCTGTGGTGCAACTGACTGCGAGTGTAGGGATTCAGTACCACCACCTTTAGCTTCGTCTTGCGTTCGAGTCCGTAGATGATGCGCCGCTTCTCCTTGCTGATCATTTCCTTGCGGTTCTCGCTGCGTTTCTTCAGTGAGGCTTTCCATTTCCTTGGGTGCTTCCGTTTGGCGGTCTCTTGGGGTAGTTCTCGCAGTCCTGCGCGAACCTCTTCCCACCGCCGCCGGTTGCCCTCCAGCGTTGCCTCGCTGGGCGCGTGACCTCGCTTTCGGTCATAGCAGCCGTTGTGCTCGTTGGTCTTGGCCATCGCCTTCGTCTGCCGCCGCTTGATAGCCCGCCAGCCCTCCTCGCTCTTGGTGAGGTGGAGTTCACGGGCGAAGCAGTGGAGCTTGTAGAGACTGATGCCCATTGCCTTCGCCAGCCGCTTGTTCTCGATGGTGGGAAACCACTGGCATAGCCACGCCCGCTGCTCGTCGTTGAGCACTCGGCGGTGTACCTTGCCACGGGTCATTTCAGTCTGTCCTGGGTATGGTGTCATATTCGTCTGTCATTCTTAAAAAGTCCTTGGTGCGGATATGCTCGAAGAGGTGCATCTGGCTTGGCATCGTCGAGACCCAGCGGATGAGTTGCCGCGTCTTCAGTTCGTCGGTGCCCGTGCGGTCTTCCACCATGAGGATGAAGTTCTTCCACCAGTCGCTTTCCGTAGCCAGGTCGTCGTCGCGCTCAGAGTGTCTGGTGTCGCGTGTGGCCCGCTGTGCCCATTTGCGTGAAGCCTTTATGAGTTTCCGCAATTCCTTGAAGTAGGAGCGGTCACGATCGTCGAGCGGAGTCTTCACCTTCGCCAGCAGGTCGTCGATGTCGAGCAACATGGAGTCTATCACGTCGGCCAGCACCGTCGTCAAGTCCATCATCACGGCCACCGTCTCGATGTGGCGGTGCAGTTCCTCGCGCGTCAGTCCCGTGGCCTGAATGAGGTGCAGTGCGTCGATGATGGTGTCCCACTGCTTGCGTGTCTCGTCGGTCATCGCTTCCAGTTGTTATTCATCAGTTGCGGGTGCTGGTTCGGCATCCCGTTGCGTTGATGCTCAGAGAGCCACCCTGTCGGGCGACTCTCAGGAAAGTAATCAGAACGGTAGGTCATCGGGATCTCCTGTGGTTGATTGTGGTGGGAATGGTGCTGCTGCTGTCGCTGGTGCTGCCGGTATCGGTGGCTGCTGTGCCGGTGCCTGATGGGCTGCAGGCTGTTGGCTCTGCTGTCCGGCTATCTCGAACTTATAGCACCGAATATCGTTGACGGTCGCCTTCGTGCCGTCCTGTCTGTCGAACGACCGCACACTGTGACTGAATCCGATGCGGCACTTCAATTCATACTGAAGCACGCACTCGCCATTCTCCACGACTGCCTTTCCGTCGGCACCCTTCTTCAGGTACGCACCAATCTGCGCCATGATGTTCGTGTCGAACGTCTCCAGCAGTACCCTGTCGGGCCACCGCTGATCGCCAGTCTCAAAATACTCAAACACGAAGGGCAGAGCCTTCCACTCTCCCCTCTGCGAGGTGCCCGACCTTACAGGCAGCACCCTACTGATTCTTCCTTCAAATTCCATGTCTTTAATATATTGATGATTGAATTGCTTTACGGCTCTCACTGCGGCTGATGCCTTCTTCTGTCTGGCGGTCAAAGACGGCCTTGCGGCTGTCGATGTCGCGCACTCTCGCCCGCGTCATGTGGCGGTCGAACTTGTCTTCCTCTACCAACTTGCGCTGGCGGGATGCTTTGATTGATTCTTGATGTGTCATAATTGATAAAAAACTGTGCTTGACTGTGCTTTACTGTACTCTACTTCGCTTCGCTGCACCAGGCTCTGCTCCGTTGGGATGTTACTTTGCTTCGCTCCACTTCACTCAGCTGGGCTCAACCGGGCTACAACTATACATTGGTATACTTCACTCCGCGTTACTACGCCTGACCAAGTTTGGATATAACTTTACTTGGCTGTGCTTCACTGGACTTCACAAAACTGTACTCCGCTACACTCCACTCGTCTGTGCTCGTCTATGCTTTGTTTGGATGTAACTTTGCTTTACTCCGCTGAAGTACGCTCAACACTACATGGCTGTTCTGAGCTCTACTAAACTACGTTCTGCTCTGTTCGGATGTAACTTTGCTATGCTATACTTTGCTGAACTGGACTTCACCCTACTCCGCTGTACTGTGCTGTGTTAGGATATAACTTTGCTGTACTATACTGCGCAAGACTCAGCTACACTTCACTGTACTTTGCCTTTCCAGACTTGTATTATTTTAATTCTTCTACCTTAAATCGTCCATAGCAGGCGCGATAAGTCCCGATGCCGTATCGCAGTCCGGCATTCACCATCGCATTCCAAACCTCGCCTTTGTTTAATTGTGTCTCGTCGAAGTGCAACTCACCTTCAAGGCTCCATTCGGGGATGATCATGCGGGCCGTCACAATCTTCGACTTCATGATGCCGACAGGTCGGATGTCCACGTACTTCTCGGCGTGGTCATTCCATAATTCTTCGGGCGTGCAGCCGTTGTCCTCGAACTTCAGGATGCCATCGTTGAAGACGAACACGCTTCGCTGGAACTTTGCGCCCAACTTGTTCTCCTTGGCTCCTGCCTCGAACGACTTGGCTATCATGTTTGCAGGCAGGAAATACTGCCCCTTGTTGTTCCAATAGCACGATGCCAGGAACTTCAGATGGAAAATTTCGTTCTGGTCATCGTCAGTCTTCTTGCGCTTCGATGTCAACTCGGCAATGGCCTTGGTGAACTCATTCATCGGATTAACCGTCTGCGGGTTGTTGAGCATGAGGGGACATGTGCCCGTCATGCGGAATTTAATACTCTTCATAGTTCTTGAATTTTGATATTAATAATGTTACTTGATATTCTATCCAGCCAGTCCCATCACTATCAGAAATGCCACCAGCCCGATGTGAGTATAAACCACTTCGGCATTCGTGAATGTCTCACCTGCGATGGCCGAAAACGTCATGTTGTTCCGGCGCATCCATGCAAAAAATCTCTCTTTCATAATCATTTTGTTTTAGTTGTTAGACATAAACGGACACCCGCAAGCCGGGATTCGAACCCGACATCCCCGATCGGCAATGCCGCATTACTGCGTGGTCTCGCTTTCCAAGACCATTCTTCCACACGCCCTGTTCTTGCCATTAAAAGATTGCAGATGTTCCGTATTGTCGCCGTAGCCGGATTCGAACCGGCACCGTCAGTCTGAAGGCCTTCTGGCTGAATGTGCCACCATTACACCATACGACGGAAAAGAGACACCGACCCGACCGCGCCACCCAGCCGGCAAACTTCCGCGCTGATGTCGGTGTATAGAGATAAATAGTTCTTTTCATACCTTACTGCCGAAAAATCGGCAGCAAAACCAGCCTGACGTCGTTCAGTTCGGGTCATGGATTGTTAGTCTCGCCTCCCCTATCCCGCCTTGGGCTGGATATTTTTCTTGTCTCAGTATGTCAAAGAACCATTTCCCCTTTCATCGTGGAAGGAGTGGGATTCGAACCCGCGATGTCCTACGCTTTCTTCGCCGCCTATACGTGGCACTGTCCGTTCAGCAGCTTATTCCAAGTAGGTGCCTTCGACCACTCAGCCATCCTTCCTTTTTCTCATTCTAAAAGTCCCTTCAGTTCTCCGTCATGGGCCATCCTGAGTATCTTGTTCAACGGATATACCCACGGGCTTTTGGTCTCTGTGCCATCTGTTGTCGAGGTCACTATCTGCCGTGTCCGTCCCAGCAGGTGCCCGTGACTGCGAAGCCAGCGCGGAGTCATTGTCTCGATGTACTGGCTCAGTGTTTTGTCAGTCACCCATCGCTCTTCGTAGCACTCATGCGCCTCGCGCTCCGCACGCCGCACCTCGTTGATGATTTCTGCCCTCAGTAGTTTGTCCATTGTTCTACTTCACTCTCTTATAAGCAATTGTCAACCTTTCCCCGGTCTCAACTCGCTCGAACTCCATACCCTCCAGCCGCTTCAGCGTAGCGAACTGAACCCTGGCACTCTCCACGGCCTTCTCGTTCGGCAATACGAACACCCCCATCTGCCCTACGCTGATGGCCCTGATGTCGTCTCGTGTTACTCTGTCTGTTACCATGTTGTTTCTTAATTTTACTTAATTAATTACTCGTTTTATAACAACTTGGCAGAAAAAGCCGTATATTTGCAATCCGACACCCTCGCAAAGTGTTCGCAAATTGGCGGTTTACCGCTTCGAAAAGACGGCCTCCCGTCTGACGGCT